CAAGATTTATATTAGCAGTATCTAATGCGTCTTTGGCGTTGTTTTTATTGGTTAAGGCTGTGGCTACTGTAACGGTTTGACTATCTACCGCAACCTGAGCAGCATTCTTTTCTGATAGCGCTGTTGCCTGTGCTGCTACCGCCTGATCATATGCTGTGTACGAATTGTCTTTAGTAGTCTTGGCAGACACTGCGGTGTTGTATTTATTTGTTGCTATGTCAATTAATGATTGAAATTGTGTCTTGTATTGAAGATTATTTACTTTTTTATTTAATTCTAAAATTTCTGTATAGCCCTCAGTCAAAGGATCTGGATTGCTTTGGGCTGGAGTAAAAAAAACACCAAAAGCAAGTATTGCTGTAAGAATCAAACGAAATACGTTGTTTTTAATTTTGAATCTCCCAGCATACGTACTTTATAATAAGACTATTATATCATTTTATTGCAAAAGAAAAGAGCGGGATCTAATACATCCCACTCTAATCTTAAGTTTAGATTACTTAATTAAAGCAACCTTTGCAGTTGGATTCTTTTTATTCCACTTCTTAGCGAGGGAATTGAACGCCTTCCTAATGTCTGCTAGAGCAACAGCATTTGCAGCATTTGCTGCATCTAGTTGTGCCTTAGCAGCAGCATTTGCATCTGCAAGAGCCTTGTCTGAAGCAACCTTGGCGGTTACAGCATCAGCCTTTAGGGTTGCAATTTCAGCAGCAGCCTTAACGGCAGCAGCATCAGTAGTTACTTTAAGCGCAGCAGCATCAGCAGCAGCCTTTGCTAGTGCATCGGCAAGTGCTTTGTCTGCAGCAGCCTTATCGGCAGCACGAGCAGCTTTTTCAGCAGCAAGCGCAGCCTTCTCTGCAGCAAGTTCTCCTACAAGATCACGAACTGCAATCTCTGCAAAAGGTGCAAGCGCACGAGCAGGAAGACCAGTTATGTCTGCAGTAGTTGCATCTCCAGCAGTTGTTGGAGCAAATGTAATTAGCGAACGTGTGCCAGTTGATGGCAAAGTAACCTTAAAGGTTGCTGTTCCAAAATCTGACAATGCCGATCCAGTTGTTGCAGTTGAGGAATCTAGTGTTCCCAAAGCAGCAAATACAGTTGCAGTAAGTGACTTGCCAGATACTTTGTTGCCAAATGAATCTGTTGCAGTTACTACAATATCTTGCTTGGTGCCAGCAGCACCAGAAGCAGGGGCATTTACAGAAAGAGTATTAATCTTTCCAGCAGTTCCCTGTACATAATATGTCAATGTAGTTCCCTGGTTTGTTACAACCACGGTTCCAATTGCTGTCGTTTTAGTATATACATAAAACGTTGCAGTTGTTCCTGTGCCAGTTGCAATGGTCAGGCTTGAAGAACCTGATGCCGATGTTACTGGAGCAGCAGCAGTATGCAAAGCAGATACGATTGTGCAATTTGTGCAGGTAGCAGAAACTGATGTTCCTGTATCTACAGTTGCAATAAAGCGTAGTCCGTCTGCAGCATCTACTGTGTTATCAGCAGGCACTGGCAATGCAGCAGGTGTAGCAATAGCGGAATTTGTTGTATTAGCGGTTCCGTCTAGAGATACAGCGACTGTCATTACAGCAGCACTTGCAGGTGTTGCAATAAAGGTGCCCAAAGTCATGGCTGCAACCACGGCTAGAGCGATTTTTTTCAATGAATTCATTTTTCTCCTTGTTATATTATTCATTATATAAGTTTGTATTCTGTCAGGAAATCTCTAACATCGTCAGGCATTTCCCTAGATTCCAATTCTACCATAGATTTCTCTTTCTCTGCAAGTCTACTAGCAGAACCCCAGGTATGAACCTCAATCTCAAGATTAGAGTCCCTACTGGTGTGAGATATTGCTCCAAATACCGCCCCACAAACGGCATCTGCCAAGTCTTTAGATTTCTTGCGTGGATGATCTATTCGATTATTTCTCATAATCTTTAGTTCACTCATCTCTTCAAGAAGCAAAGGAATCATTGGCATTGCAATTCTTTCTTCATAAATCATCATAGCAAGGTCCTCATAATGTTTTTTGGCAACGGAAACTGTGTTTGTGTTTATTCCAACAGCTTTTAGTTCCTGTTGAATGTCAAACGACTGCCACCTGTCAAACGTAACCATTCCAACATTAAATCCTTCTCTACGAAGATTTATTATCCAGTTTTTTACTTCTGATAAATTTACAGGACCTTCTACTTTAGGCTCCCACCAAGCCACAGCATCAACGACAACAATAGGAGCAACCTGCTTGTAGTCCTTTATGACCTGTACATTTACCCATTTATCTACATGCGCTATAGCAACAGCACACTTGTCATGTTTTTGCGCTAAGTCGGCATGTACATAATAAACTTTATCAGGATCTGCCTTAAAAGTCAAATCCAATCTCTTAAAACTATCTATAGGATTTCTTAATGTCATGCATTTTTCTAGCTTATCTTTTTGTTTAAAAAAAGAATCTGATGAAAATGTTGGAACACATGCAAACCTCATCATCGCATCCCCTAGATCCGTTATAAAAGCTACCTTAAAATCCTCTATCTTTCGTGTTGGATTTACTTCCCAGGTTGGTCTTTTAAGAGCAAACATTCTAGGGTATTTGTAAGAAATAATATGATCTTCTTCCCATGATATTTCAAACTGATTGTCTGGACCCTCTGGAAGTTCTTCATTTATAATAAATTTATGTTTTCTTTCTACCACTTCTTTTTCCATAACAACTTCGTCATACCTTTTAGAAATAAAATCACCCGAATAACGAGGGAATGATAGAAGAACAACCTTACCTAAATCAGGAAAACGAGAATCTACAGAACCACGGAACGCTTTATAAAGGTTGTCAGCAGTTTTACCTTGATCGTTACCAGTTCCTATATCTGCAGAGAAACCAGAAATTTCATCAAGAACTGCCATAAATAAGTTTAGACCTTCGTGAGATTCACGCTCTGAGTGTCCAGAGTAAACTGTTATCGACTTATCAAAGCTAACGCTATTTACTTTGTCACTGTATTTTCCAGCAAACCATGGAGATTTTTCAATTTTGTTTTTGAACCCCTTGAAAAAAACATTCTTGGCCTGCTCTGCGTTAATGGCAATATTTATGATGTCTATTGCATCTCCCGTCGGTTTTCCAAAATATCTAGCAGGGTCTTTAAGGCATAGTAACTTATAAACAACATAAGCACAGGCAATAGTAGAGGTATGGTCCTTCCCACTACCCTTCCCAAGTTGTAAAATGATTTCGTTTTTTGTATATTTCTCATAATGCTTTGGCCCCATATCCGTTCCTAATAAGTTTATCAAGTCTGGTTTTTTATAGACCTGACTCATAGCCTCAACAATATCGTATTGTATTAATGAGAGTGGGGGCTGTCCAAGATAATTTGGGGACTCAACAAATGTATTCACATCTACAGGAATAGTCTCAAACTGCTCATCCTTCAGAGCATCAATAAAATCATTGAACATCTTGGACAATTGTGATTACCTCACCCTCTTTGGCTATTGTTGACAGTCTTGACATAATCAAATCTCTTACTTCCGGATGTTCAGAGGCTATGTCACGAAGAATACCAACAAGAACTTCTTGTCGTTTCTCTATCTGAATTACTTCTTCTGCCAATTCTTTATTTTCTAACAGCCCAGCCTTTTGCAACATATCGATTCGTCTTGCTTCAATATCCATAACAAGTTTAATCGCTGCTGTCTTTGCAGTTAGATTTGATGTGGTGGTAGCGTCTTCAATAACTTCATAGGCCTGATTGATTAATTTTGTATAGTGTGCATCTGCCCCAACAAGTGCTTCTTTAGCACGAGCACGAATAGCGTCGTTAGCAGATGCCATAATACGCCATTCACTTAGGTGTGCAACAACTCTTTGGCGTGGTATGTCAAGAGTCTTTGATATTCTTGTCGGGTCGTTGCCCTTTAGATACTCCTCAACAACCTTGTTTATTTCATCAAGATGTTTTACTAATTCTATTTCTGCGTTTGACATATTTGCCCTCTAGTCTGTTAATTTCATCTTGAATATAAAAGATTGACTTTTTTAAATCCTCTATATGTTTAGATTCATCCTTAATCCCAGCCCTCCAGAGATACTTTATGGCATTACCAACATTAAAATTTCTGTGTCTAGTAATTTCAATTGCCTCTACCCCACTTGGATCGTTGGTATAATGATAAGGATTATTGACTTGATCAACCTTAATAATAAACTTTTCTTTATCATTCATCGTTTCGATTTCCTTAATTTAAATTTGGCAAGGTATACATAAATTGTCTCTATGCTTACCCCACACTCCTTCGCTATATCTTCTGGACTTTTTTTGTCCATATGGTAACGCTTCCTGAGCCATAGCTCATTCTGATACATTCTAACACTCATGACCACTCCTTGTCAAATTTCACGGCCTTCTCCCAATTGTTGATAGCCCAATGACCAATTCCCGCTGCATCTGCCACATCGTGATCTTCTATTTTTTTATCGTATATGACCTCTAGCAACCTAACCGTACGACGCTTTCTAAAGTCTCGCTCATATGCCTTATACCAAGAATTTGACTTGCCCATATTGGCAGATCGTATTTTAAATTGCTCATCTTTAGTCAATTTTTTATTTCCTAAAAATGACTGCCAGGTTATAGGAGATACTCTGCCAATAGTTTTTATATTGGCAAGGCCAGCACCACCAATAATTGCACCCTGAACCATAGCAAGATCTGCAGCAGTTTTTGGACTATTCATAAAGATAGTGTGTTCAATCACAATTGCTTCTGTCTTATTGTAAAACTCAAAAAAGGACTTGGTCTTCATGGTGGCATCAATTACCTTTTCGTATATATTGTTCCCCTCAAAATCAATTTTTCCACAATCAGATATTTTCTTACAGCAGTAAAACGAAAAGGCAAAACTGTTGGTGCTGGCATCTATAGCACAAATTCGTTCTGGATGATCAATTGTCTTGTTCATATTCTATGAACCCCTTTAGTTCCTTCAGCATCTTTTCTACCGCCCTTTGATGAACATTGCAGTTGGCACAAAAACCAGAGTCGTTATAGATTGAAAGCTGTGTCCCACAACCCCCAAGACAAATTCTTCTTTTACCTATTCTCTTTTGTGTTCTTAGAATTTGATATCTTTCTGCAATCTTCTGTTTTGTAGCCTCTTCTCTACAAACTTCACTGCAGTATATCTGATAACTCACATTTGGTTCAAATACCATAGAGCATTGCTCACATTTTTTCACTCAACCCTCCCAGCGAGTCAATTTCAACAACACCCTCGCCAGCCAAGTCGCAGTCTTTTCTGACTGGACATCCTCTACAAATTACCGAATTTGCTCTGTATTTTTTTATTGGCAAGGTGTTTCTCATCCACGCCGCTCGCACATTTGTCATCCATAGAAATGCTTTGTTTGTCCAGTCTCGATAATAATCATTGACTTCAATTACTATCGGAAGCAACTGGTGATTATTCTTGTTTTCATAAATAATAATTCCATGCTTATGACCAAGAATTTTCATATATATAAGTATTTGAATGATATGATCTTTTTTCGCTTTACCAGTTTTCTTTCTATGTTCAAATCCTTCCACGGGAACAGTTTTGATTTCAACAAGAACCTCTTTCCCATTCCAATTTATTATGCTATCACCATATCCATAAATAGGAGGATTCTCGTTACTGATTTCAACTTCTGTTGAATCTTTTATCTCTTTTGTATGCCTGTCTTCCTTCTGAAATATCTTAGCGATACCAGAATCCATTAAGGCCTGTTCGATCCTCTCATGACTCTTGCTTCCGTTTGTTCTATTTGCTACACCAAATGCATCTGATTTATCTTCAAATGTTGCACCAGAAAAAGCCAGATACCAGTATCTTGGACACTCTCCATGCTGATAGCAAACGGTAGACGGAGCAAAAGAATACTTCGTCTGTTTTATTGGAACTAGTTTTTTTGTATAACCAGAATTAATTACGTCTGTTAAACCAGTTACATCAAAGCTTACTGATTTTTCCTTCGCAATCTTTTCACTTTTTATCATTACCTGCTTTATTAGATTTTTAGTCATTATTATCCTTTTAGTTAATTATATCAGTTAGCGCATCGTGTACTTTAAAGCAGATACCAGGTTGTTAATAGCCTCTGCAGCGGTATAGTAAATATTCTTTTTACTTCTATCGCCCTTCTCAACATTTGCCATCCATGTAGCCCTAAATGACATTTTTGCTGCAATTGCCTGCAACCTTACAATTTCTATGGTTGCAACATTTAAGGGAATGTCTGGCTTTATAATTAATTTAGCAATAAACGTTAGGGCAGTAGTAAGCTCCTCGTCCTGCATATACTCTGCAATTTCTGTCAAACCATTAATCTGTTCTATTGTATTTTTATTTTCTGTCATATTCTGCCTTCCATGTTAGTTGATCTAGTAGTTCAAATTCTATTAGTGCCAAACGGACTTTTTTGTTACCCTCGCCCAAAACAATAACAACTGCTGGAGCCTTATCTTTTCCAGCCCTAAGAGAGTCCGTTACAGCCTTTGCCCATATTTCTTGATTTATAGTAAAAGATTTATCTGACTCCTTAAAATCGATAACAAAATCTCTCCAAGTCGCATCTCCCTTCTTTGTATTGCGACCAGAATTTTTGTGCTTTTTAGCACCTATTCTTTTACTTTCAGTCTTTTCGCTCATATTCTTTCGTTTTCTTATATCCAACTTTGTAAACCTGAACTTCTGATAAATGCTTATCGGGACACATCCAAGACCCCATACCAGTATCTGTATAGACTCTTATTGTTCCGACTATCTTGTTACAAGTTTTACATTTAAACGCCCCCTCATAAACTGTAAAATTTTTAGACATTGTTCAACTTATTTTTTATCATGTCTTGTAGAACCAGGTCTTCCTTAACACGATTAACAAGGCCATCTCTGCCCTGAACTTTTGTGCCATCTTCTAGTTGATACCATGCACCAGTCCTTGTAAACAAACCAGCAAGTTCGGCAGTATCAACAAGATCTCCAATAATATCAATCCCAATATTATCACCCCTAAAATAAAAATCATACTCGCCATTCTGAAAAGATGGCGAAGTTTTAGAAAATTGTAATTCCCAACGAACCTTGCGACCAATTTTTTCTTCAATAAGCTTATCGCCAACACGTATCTTTCCCTTGATCGCTTGACTATCTGATTCGGACGAAAATAACTTAATCACACTAGATGAATAAAATTTTGTGGCCTGACCACCAGTTGGCTGTTGGCTAGTATACATGGCATTAATATTGTTTCTAGACTGTGATATTAGGATCAACAGAGTTGGCTTAAGTTTATTATTAGCATAGTTGAGCATCTTCCAAGCATTGCTAAAATCACGAGATTCTGCACCAATCTGTTTAGTATTTTCCAACTGTTTTAGTTCTGTGGAGTCTTTTTCAAAATAAATTGCAGGCAACAAAGAAGTAATTGAATCAATAACAATAATATCAACACCAGCATCAATAAAATTTACACCGACATCAACCATTTCATTAATTGTTCTTGCTTGAGAGACAATTAGTTTAGATATGTCTACCCCCAGTTTTTCTGCCCAGAGCTTATCATATGACATCTCAGAATCTATCCAAGCACAAACTCTGCCCTCTTTTTGTGCAATAGAGACAACTTGTAAGCATAAAGAAGACTTGGCGCTTGACTTATTGCCCCAAACCAATACCTGTCTTCCATATGGGAACCCACCATTAAGAGCACGATTTAGCCCAAAACTTGGAGTTGGAGCATATTCTGTTTTAGGAACTTCGTCTCCAACAAGAATGTTTTTTCTTAGTTTGGGATTTAATTGTGCTAATACATCTTCAATGGTTGCTATCATTAAAGTCTTACCCCATGTTCCTTTGGTCTATGCGTATTCCGTTGTCGTCAAACACTTATTACATCCTCCATTATCGTCGTACCATCTTTAATTTCTTTAAGTTCAAATTTATATGCATTGCCTGGCTTTATATGCATATATGCTTTTGCGAAGGCGCTTGGAAATACAGTAACAGCGTGTAAATCTCTAGATGAATCTGCAAGAGTAAGAGATGCCATTCTTTTCCCAGTTTTCTTCGTTATTCTTGGGTTAAAAGAAACTACAAACATCTCTTCACCCTTATATGGCAACATCTTATAATTTAAAAACTTAACAAGTGTAGACTTGGAGTCTTTTATCTCATCCACAGGTATCGAAGATACAATCCTATTATCATTTACAAGAACGATATAGGTTCGACCAGATTCGATAGTCGTGTTTTCTTCATCAAATATGCCCACGCTTCCAGTCTTGTCTAATAACTGCAACCTTGACCAACCTTTTGACCTCTTAATTGATTTTACCATTCCCATCAATATGAAAGCACCCTTTGCCTCATATTCTTCAATATATTTTATGTGTGCATAGTAATGTTGTGGTATCTGTATATTAAACTCTGGAAGATTGAGATATTCATAAAAATTTTCTCTTATCTTTTTTTCATCTGATGGGTTGTCTCTAAAATCGAGGGCACCAACAGAATTCATAGCCTGCATAGCACGACTGTTTACACCATTTCCTTTGGTAAAGGTAAAACTTTCAACATCTGCAAAACTATTAAATGGTCTTGCTGCAATATATTTCTCTGCAATTGTATTTGATATCCATTTTATAGCAGATAGACCAAAACGTATACCCCTGCCTTCAATTTTAAAATCAACATCAGAATCATTGATGTGTGGCCGCTTGACTTGAATGCCCATGCGTTTTGCTTCAATCAGATATTCAGTTCTTGTATCTTTGTCTTTCTCATTTTTGAGAAGTGCAAACATAAATTCTAGCGGATAATAATATTTCAGCCACGCTGTCCAATACGAGAGAGTAGAATAGGCAACGGCATGTGATTTGTTAAATGAATATCCCGCATGAGCCTCAAAGTCCTTCCATAAATCCAGGGCAGTATTAGGAGCAACATAAGCAGAAGCACCCTTAATAAACTTATCTGTGAACGCATCAAGCTCCCTTGCATTTTTCTTTTTACCAATGATCTTGCGAACCTGGTCAGCCTCAGACATTGTCATACCGCCGAGTTGTACGCAGGTCTGCATGACCTGTTCCTGATATAGGATACACCCATATGTTTCTTCTGTGAATGGTTTCAGTATCATGTTTAAATAATTAATCTTTTTACGACCATGCTTACGGGCAATATACTCTTTACCAATCGTATTCATGGCTCCTGGACGAACGAGAGCATTGGAGGCAGCAAGCTCTGCCAAATTTTTTACACGCATTTTTACTAAAAGATTGGTATATGGGGCTGCCTCACACTGAAACACGCCCTTTGTATGTCCATCCGATAACATTTCATATACATTTTTATCTTCCATGTCTATAGATAAGATATCTATCTTTGTTCCTTCTCGATCTTTTATAATATCAATACAGCTTTTTATTACGCTCAATGTTTTTAGACCAAGGGCATCAATTTTAATCAAACCAATTTTCTCAGCCTCCTGCATATCAATTCCAACCACAGGAATTCGTTCAGCAGATCCAGTTGATGACCTTGTCTCTAGTGGGGCATATCTAAATATTGGTTCTTTACTAGTTACAACTCCAGCAGCATGAATTCCGGTTCCCCTAATTCTTCCACGCAATTGTTCTCCATAAGTTTCAACCTCTGGATATTTTTCTCTAAACCACAAACTTGTTTTTGACGTACAATAATCATCCCATGTATCAATATTCTTAAGTAGCTTGTTTACATCTGTTAACGGTATATCCAATATCCTCGCAACATCACGAACAACCCCCTTATCTTTAAATGACAAGAATGTTGCGATCGAGGCAACATGTCTGTACTGTCTAACCAAGTAGTCTTTTACATCTTCACGACGAGAGTCTTGAATGTCTGTGTCAATGTCAGGGAAGTCGTTGCGATCTGGATTAATAAATCTAAAGAACAAAAGTCCGTTTTCTATTGGATCAATAGTTGTTATACCAAGCAAATAACAAACCAAAGAGCCAGCAGAAGATCCTCGACCTGGACCAACTAGTATTTCCTGTTTCTTTGCCCAGTCAATCATATTTTGAACTACTAAAAAGTATGGAGCGAATTTTTTTTCACGAATAATCAATAACTCTTCTTCAAGTCTTTGTTCATATATATCGTTTCCAAGCCAGTTGCTATTTAATCTTTTTTCTTCTAAGCCCGCAAATGCTAGATCTGCTAACTCTTGATCTGGATTTTTATATTGTGCTGGCAACAGGTCTAAACCATCCTTAATATCATAATCAGAAACGGAATCTGCTAGCACTAATGTGTTCGAATATATATCTTCTCTAAATATACCCTGCTTTTCCATCTCATTTTTTATTTCGTCATAAGACAAAAGGTGTATCTTAAAGTCTCTAAAGCTTATCTCCCTATCCTTTCCGTAGAGAATGTCAAGCCTATCCATCATGCATTTACACTTCTTAGTTTTTTCATATGATACATTTTTAATAACCTTAGCATGAGTATTCATGAGCAACTTGAATTCCTGTATCTCTTTTTGTGACTCGTCAACATGATGACAATCTGGAGTTACGATAACTTTAATATTAAACTCATCTGCCAAATCTATGAGATATTTATTTATCTTTGGCTTATTGTGAGGCATTGTCTCTATATAATAATCTTCACCAAATTCATTTTTAAACCAAGAGATATGCTTCTTGGCTATGGCAAACTCTTCTTCTTCAAGAGCCTTAACGAGAACGCTGCTCGGGCAAGCAGAAGAAACAATAACGCCCTCTTTATATTTCTGCAATATTGCAAAATCAAACCTTGGCTTCCTAAAAAACCCATCCGTCCAAGCCAATTCGCTTATCTTGTTTATATTTTCTAAACCCTTTTGATTCTTGGCTAGAAGGATAATATGATTATAAACAAGATCTTGTTGACCCTGTCTCTCAGACTTATCTCTAGTATCAGAGATATCTGAACACATATATCCTTCTAAACCAAGTATTGGCTTAATACCCCTTTGTTTTGCATTGCGATAAAACTCACGATGACCAGAAAGAGTTCCATGGTCTGTGATAGCAATCGCTGACATACCCAAACTAGTTGCACGATCCATGTACTCTTCTGGAGTACCTATCCCATCAAACAACGAGTAATGAGTATGAAGATGTAAGGGTACGTAGTTCATCTACTACCAGTCGGTGTTCGTAGACGAACTGCCTGGAGTATCAAAACCAAGATAAAACGCCTCTTGTTCGGCGTATGGAATCTTGTTGAGAGCCTTCTCTAATGGAAATGGCTCTATCTTAGACCAGTCATGTGGCTCCTTATCTGGAGTGGCTGGAATAAGTGTGTAACTGGTTTCAGTACCCTGACCGTTACGCTTTAGCTTCCATGTAAGATTTGAGATGCTACCAGTTTCTAGTGCATACTCACGAATTGTATTAAATGCAGATTGCTTGCTTACGCCCATTGCCCAAACAGCAACATATGGATTTTCTAGACCATCATCTACTAGAACATTACAGTAGAAACGAAGACGTCCTCTCCATCCAGCCCTTGGATCTTTACGATGCATCTCCTCTGCCCAATCACGACCCTCTGCTTCCATTGTGTCAAGAGCACGGCGCTTATAATCCTTTGGATTTGTATGTTCTTTTACAACTAGAGCAAGACCCCTACTCTCATTATAGTTCGAAGAATCTTCATCTAGTTCCTCAATAAAACGAATTTTTACTGATTGGCCATCAGCCAGCTTTAGCCAGCGGACTTTGCCTCCAGCACCTTCGTATCTTGGTTTATCAACCAATGCGCTGATATTTTTTAAACCTTTTACAATTGTCATTATTTTTCTCCTTGTTTTTCTATTTTAGCATAGCGACTATGGAGTTGTCAAACTTGTATTCTAGTTTTTTTATTTCCTCATCGCTCATCTCGCCTATATCTTTATATTTTTTGTCAATGTTTAGGACAGCAACTTTAGAACCTATTTTTCCAAGTATACGCTCTGTCATTGTAGAGCCTGCCTCATCATTGTCTGCCACCAGCACAACATCGCTGAAGTACTTTTCTAACAATTTCATCTGTACCGATGAAACGTTTGCCCCCAGGGTAGCAACTGCGGGGAAACCTACTTGATCCAACCTAATCGCATCAAAAGACGACTCAACCACATAAACAAACCTAGACGATTTTATTCTATGTAAATTAAATAACACTTTTGACTTTGGAAGACCTGGTGTATTTTTAAAATCTTTGCCCTCAATAGACCTTGCAACAAAACCAATAGTCATTCCATCTGGAGACTGTATTGGTATCGTAACAGAATCTTGTTTGTCTGAATATCCAAGAGCAAACTTGATAACGGACTCTCTTGTTATTTTTCGACTATAAAAATAATTCATGGCTTTTGGTGTTTCTTGTGCCTGATTGTTTAATCTTTTAATTAATATTTCGTCAAACTGAAAAAAATCAGGAGCCACATATAGTTTTTTGTTTACAAGTCGTGTAATGTCTGTCTCTGTATCCTTCTGCTTTATATATCTGACAGATTCAAAATATGTTCTGTTGGACACAGACATGACAAACTCAACAAGACTTTTGCTAATTTGGCAACCAAAACAAAAGAATAAACCTTTTTCTTTAGAGATGGTTCCTGCTGGTGTACGGAAGTTGCTATGGAATGGACAAAAAATCATAAAATTGCTTTCTGTTTCTGATACCACTTCAATGCCGACACCCTCCAAGACTCGCTTTACCTGCTCTTCTGCATATAATTCATCAAACATTTTTTAACTCGAAATCTTTATATTTATAATATCCCTTGTCAAAATCAACCTGAACTAAAAAATCTCCCATAAATCCATTGCGATTTTTTCTAAAGGCACACTCAATAACATCGCTATTGGCCTCTCTTCCTAATGCCAAAACCCAATCAGCGTCATAAGCAATCTGTCTTGACCAAGCAGTTTGACCCAAGGTTGGCACGGCATTTAAATTAGCAATCTTATCGGGTGTGGCAGACGAGATAGCAATAATGGGCACCTCTTCACTAATAGACATAAGCTTAAGTTCACGAGATAGACTTTTCATACGTACCGTCTCATTTTCGGCTTTCTCATTTGGAGTCATAAGTTGTAGATAGTCAACAACGACAAAGTCTGGATTATACTGATCTATTTTTCCACGAATAACCGACGGAGTAATTTCACCACCGCTATCATTAGAAATAATATGAAAGCGTGGCCTGCCTTCAATTTTGTCTTTGTGCCACTTTTGTAACATTTCTGATTCTGCTTGTCCGTTACTAAGTTTGCGGTGCGACCACAATCCCTCTCCCATAATTGTATACACACGATTACGAACTTCTACCTCAGACATTTCAAAACTTATGATTAAGGGAGTCTTGCCCTGCTTCCATGCCTGCACTGCAAAATACAGCGATAGCCACGACTTGCCAATACCTGGGTAGGCAAGAAAGATACCAAGCTGACCTGGCATGATTCCTGATGGGAGATAATTGTCAAATCCTGGCAGACCAGTTTTGATACCTATCTTACCTAACTCGTGTTCCCTACGGACATTCTCAAAATATGCAATTGCAGACTTAATATCTGTTGCATCAATATCACGAACTGCTGCTATATTTTTCTTTAATTCTGAAGTCTTTGTAATTAAATCATTAAGTGCTACAGCCCCGTTTCCAGCCTGCACCTCGGATGCTGTAGATCTTAGAATATCTTTTATGCTTTCATTTAGATACTCAACCTGCAATTCTTCTAAATGATATTTTGTTCCGCCCACCTCTTTTTCTGGTATAAAGTCTCTAAACTTTTCAACTACCAGAGAAACTGGCGGTACCGAACCATTTATCTCTGTATATTTACGAACAAAATGCCACACATCTGTATGAGTACGCATAATATTTTCTACGTTTGCCTGAAGCAAAACATAAATTTGTTTATCATTAAGAACTGCAGAAATTAATTTAGATTCAGTATTAATCACTTAACCATTCCTTAGCCTTTTGTCTACGTTCTTTACGCTCTTTGATATCTTGTTCTATACTCATTTTATCACGAAGCAAATCCTCTGCATTGTAAGAAAAATCATTCCAAGACGGAGTTTTAGATATTTTGAAATAATATTCCAATAAATCGTAGCATACCGAAATATCATAAGATTCTATTAATGCATCGGCAGCCCATTGCTCAATATTAAGATTGAGCGTAGATTTTGTTTCGTACCTTTGCAAATGCAGTTTGTTATACCGACTGAGCAAAGCCATACGGTCTTTGCGTTCAGCCATATTACTCTGCTACCAATTCTGCCTTTGCTTCGTTGACCTTTTCAACTACCTTGCTCTCAACAAAATCATAAACACGGTTCATTGCCTCTTCCGTATTTTCACCATTTCGAACATTTTCTACAACACCCAAGTCAACTCTTAGTGACTGAAAGTTACCAAGATTAAGTGTGTAGCCAAGTGTTACTGATACTTTTGTGCTCTCGTTTTCCATTGCCCCTCCCAAGGACTATATTTTTTCTGACCAGACTGGAATAAATCTTCCATCTTCTGTTTTTGTATATGTTAGTATACCATCACCAATTCTGCGTGTCAACTCCTGTTTTGTTGGAGTAATACTATTTGTAATTAATTTATCTTTTCTAGGTCTCCCCATATGATAACTAGCAAGTATATCACGAATCTGTTTTACCTGCAACTCAGAATAATATGCTCTCACTCTCCATTGATTTTTTCCTCCAAACTGAGATCCCATTGGTGGCGGAATGACACCCTTCTTAACTAAATATGGAAAATATTTTCGATGCCTATTGACAAGTTGTGCTGTTTCTGTTACAGTAAATGCCCTTTGTCTGTTTTTTCTAAAATCATATCTTAGGCAAGTCTCTAGCCTATCTTTTGTAATATTGTAGACAGTCACCATACCAGTAGATCTTGAGCTATGATGATATCTAACAAGATCGCCATTAAGAAACCATATTTTTTTGTTTCCTTTAATTACAGGCTTGTTATTATAGTCTTTGCTCTCGATATTTCTTGGACCATAAGCCATGAACCCTCCTTGCTGCTTGACGGGGGATGAAAAAATCTTCGATTGCCACAGATCAAACAATATATCTCTAAGTGTACCTGACTAGAATACTGCCTGTCAACAAACATTCTGCCATTGCACCTTATGCAACGAAGAATCAATATTTCCCCTTAGTTTGGAATGCCAATAATAACTAGATTTACGACTAAAGAAAGATCTCCAGATGCACCAAATCTAACAACGCCCTCTATTCTTGAGGTTGTGACTGATTTCAAGATTACGGTTACATTTTGTCCCGCTGGAGTGTTTCCAATATTAACTGGAGTGGCGGTTGCAATTGGAGCATACTTAAAATCTGATGGGAAATTATAAGCAAAGGTTTTTTCGTTACCCGCAGACACTGTCGAATTATTTGCCACCTCCACAAAGCCCCCAATCAGCCTGGCCTCAGACGTTTTAACATTTTGTTTTCCTGCGCTGACAGTATCAATGGTTGTATAATTATATGTGGCAGATGACACCTGTGTTGCCACGTCATTAATTGTTTCAGCCAACTGATAAATATAGGTGACATCTAGCGGTTGGCCTCGTTCTGGAAGTGGTACTTTTGCCATTATTCTCCTTTATTTCAATTATACCAGTTAGAGGGATGTTATACTTGACTCAAAAATCTTAAGGGTATTATTAATTTCTTTAACTGCCCCAGATATTTGAACAGTGACTCTAACGTTGCTGGTGGCTGCGCCTTTTAAAAATGAATAAGTCTCTATGGGAGTTGTTCCATGATAGCCATATGCCCCTCCATCAAATTTAACAAAAACATCATATTCTGGTCTATCTTCTTCATCTCCCCAAACTGCCGTAACAATTGATCCATTCACAACAACTCCGCCCTGAACGCTTGTAGGAGCTGTAGAGTCAATTACGAATATTGGTGACCAGTGAGACATTCTATTTTTATCCTCTGAAATCAATCTAAATCTAACAGAATATTTGTTGTTTGATTGTACTGGCGGCAATTGATTTCTTGGGATTCTTAATATTTTATTTGTCATCATGTAACTCCAACAGTAAATCTAAATTCAATATAATTGCTAGTATTGGGAGACTTGACAATAGTCTCTGCACCTGTGTTTTTTATTACGGAGTATCCAGTCAATCCATAAAGTGGATTAAGGGTCGCCACATTTTCTAATCTCAAAGCATCAACCGCCACATAATAATCACTGCTTGGGGTGCCGCTAACCTCAACCGATGCATAAATTTTTACAATGTTTACAGCATCCCAAGTAAATTCATTTGTTTTAACTAGTTGCTGAAGTTGTTTGGTGACAACATAATATCTATTTGCATTAAAATCAAAAACTCCCACACCATCCTCTGCCTCTATCTTAAATCTAGCATATTGGCTTGATGGTGCAGAGAAATCTATTAATATTTTTACTTTGTCTGGAGATACACCAGAACCACCATTTTTATTAATTAAAGAAAAAGCAAACCTCAGTTCGTCTGTAGGTGCATTTTGTGTAAAGTCAACAATGCTGCCCAATCCAGTCAAACCAATATATCGTGCTGAGGCGTTGATCGAGTACGCAGCAGTTGAAGAGGTTGTTAACGTTGAACTATTTCCCTTAAACAATATAATATTATTAAAAAATCTGCATCGCTCATATATCTCATCTCTGCCAGTTTTGAAAAATATAGCGTTGTCAGCATTGGTAGAAAATATTGAATCTGAAACACCAATAATATTATCATCAGCAGGATCATCTAATGGATCTGGATAAGCATTTATGGAAATTGTAGACGTTTGAGTATAGTGTTGCCATCCCTCATTTGTGGTAAATGCAAAAATAGTTTTGCTATCAAAAGCACCAGCAGATGGATTCGTTCCTGCAGAATACAGACCAACCTCAGTTATTTCATATCTTTCTTCTGTCGGTAGTTCTGCTGTTAATACTAGTTTGGTTGTGTCATTCTCTGTTACGAATCCCCTGGATGAGATGGGCACACGAAACATTTCAAAATCAAGATTCTGCTTTTCTGAGTAGTTTCCATATGCATCTGCAGTTGCTAGGGGTTTTGGGCCGCTTCCAACAGCTATATAGGAGGCATATGCAGGTGCCTGACCAAGCAGGTACTTGCCAATTATGTTTTTACCAGTATTAGTTATCATATTTATATGCTCGCCTCATATATTGTACCACTTTGACTGATTTCTACTTCCATCTGTTGATCTGGATCGACATTTATTAGTTCTACCATAAGATCTCCACTAGTCGAATCTATAAAGATGTAGGCCCCATCAGGACCGCTACCCTCTCCCTCTTCTAACAAACTGTTCTGTAATTGAATAGAAAAGTTAGCAAAATATTTGTCCGAAGTATCTTGAAGACTAACAATATTATTAGGATTATACTGTTGCTGAATTGATGATAGATTTTTTATGGGCTGGTATGCAACAATCTGTCCATTAATGGTGTCATTACGAGCAATGTTTATTAATTCATGCCCTCCGATATTTTCAAGTATCAAGTCTGACATTATCTCTATTGGAACAGCATCGTCGTCAAAAAGAATTGTATCTATTGGTGCTGTTTTTGGTGGTGGAGGTGGTGTTGCAAGTAGTGATGTGTTTAATGAAGTTGGAGGAGTTGCATCAACCTTTTTGTTTTCTGTTGATTCGCCACCACTATTGCCGCCAGGGGGAGGGGTATCTTCTTGTTTAAATGGACCAGCACATTCTTTAAACGTTTTGCTTATTGTTTCTCCATAATAGTTGTAACCAACTTCATATACGCCCTTTCCAGAATAACACTGACTGGCGGGCATAGTAATTGTCTCTGACTTAAATACGGTCCCTTTTCTAATTTTTTCTTGTTTAATTCTTTCCTGTTCTGCCTGTGCCGCTTTAAACGCTTCTTCTGCTGCTCTTTTTGCCTCTGCTGCTTCTGCCTGTGCTGCTTTTGCGTCTACCTGTGCTTGAGATAAGCCAGTTTTCTCATCTCTCTTATAGTATGCATCTTCTCCTGGTTTAGCCTTAGCTTTTTCTGCTTCCTCATCAGCTCTTTTCTTAATTTCAGCAAGAAGTGTCTCGTTATCTAAAGCACCGTAATCATTATCTATAAAAGAATCAGTATTATAAAAAAATGACACACTACACCTCACTCATATATATAGTCATAGATGGTCCAGTATTTGACCTACTATACTCAATATTATATACTACAAACCTTGTTTCAGAGTCTGTTACCAAATCGAGACCATCAGAGTCTTGATAAGTAAGAGTAACAACGTCTCCAAGCTGAAGTGTTGGTATTGCAAATATCTGCAAACCAATAGCCTTCTTTGGATCCTTTGTCTTACTTACAATCCATCCTAGCAAATCTTCTGCATGATCTGGAGTCTGAATATACAGGCTGTCTAAAGAGAATTCGTTTTTACCATATATTAGCCTACTAAGCTTTATTTCATCATATACCGCTTTTTCTACAAGAGCAGATGTTGTTATTGAATCAATACCAAACTCTGGATCTGATAAATTGCTTTTCTTCTTATAATATTCGTCTACGCTAAGTTCGTGTGTTGTATCTTGTGTAAAAGTAACACCCTGAATTTTTAAATAATTTCCTGTTGTTTCGTCTAAACTCAATGCTGTATCTGTTGTGTTGAATATTAAAAATTCAGCTCCATAGGAATCTGCTTGAAATCCAGAAACAGTATATCCCTTAATTCTATTGAATGTGGGTGAAAGTTTGGCATAAAGGGCGGGGTATGCACGATCATATCGAACATCAAAATATGCACACTCACGCATAATAGTTCCAAATTCTTCAAAATACATATTGTATTTGGGTGGTTGTTGGGCACTAAGACCAGATAGATAGGTCGATTGAACTAGACCACTCATAGCATATTTCCTAAATGCTTCATTTGCATCTATTTCTTTGTCTCCAAATGCACTAGACAGAGTTTCTCCAACTGTGAATACAGTATTTTGTGCATAATTATTTGTTAGGGCGTATATGTTCTCAAACATACATCTAGAAGATCCACGAACAAATAGCGCCACATTATTATAAATGGGCAGAGGATCTGCATCATCTACTATCTTTATTAGTTTGTTATTAATGTACAAATAAAATCTACGAGTGTTTCCAATATCTTGATATTCTACTGATAAATCATATACCGTCGGATTTTCTTCACCCATCAATCTATGCTGACCAGTAAATCTTCCGTCATCAACCAAAATTTTTGTTAGTCCGCCATAAAGCTTAATCGGTATAGCATTATTATTAGAAGCATCTTTTTTAACTTTGTAAAACACAACGTTATTGATTGATATTTGGCTTTCACCAGTTTTTGAATCAGTCTTCAAATACTGCTCTATGTTGTTTTCTGTTAGAGCAACTATTTCAAAGTAATAGCCATTGTTTGTTTCTGGGTTTAACAGAACGGCCATGCCTCCAGATCCACCACCAATGCTTGGATTTTTATTTGTTCCTACGCCAGGCACTTCAAAATAGGGTATGCTACCGATTGGCGTTTGTCCACGAACCTCACTATTTTCTATCTTACCAATAATTCTTATCCTAGTTCCAAAGTGCCTGTATGCATTATTTAAATTTTTATAAACATAAGAAACCAAATTTATTGGAGTTTCTGTGGTTTTAAAAGAAGGACCATTCATAACCAATGCAGAAGACTGTACGGTTCCTGCTTGCGTTGATTTTAAATTATTGACTTCGGTTTCGGTCAAATAATTAGTTGCTGTAAAGTTTTTTATGATGCCATTTCTTGTGGTTTGAGCAGCAAGTGCATTATTTACACCAGCAGGGCCAGTTGTTGTAGATGGAGCATTAACATCTTCGTCTAATACAGTAGTAAACAAAAACTGAGTTTGCATCTCGCATCCACGAACATTCTGGTTGTTTGTCCAATAGCTATTGATTGCAGCAGTATGCTCAACAATGGGTGTTCCAAATTGACCACGACCATGTTGTTGAACTGATCCAGACTTTGCTCTTGTATTGCCATCTATTGTTTCATAAAATGGTAAAGAATATATTCTTATAAGTCCTGTTGGATATATTTTTCCATTGAAGGGGAGGGATGCAAAATATCTTTGATATTCTTGATTGCTGCTTATATAAACATTTCCAGTTCCTGTTACGCTATACTGAACAGCATCGTATTTTATAATTTCTCCATTTGCATAAAGATATCCCTGATATCTTGTTAGCCAATAAACATTTTCACCCAAATCTAAAACATTATCTATCACAAAACCATCGGATACTGTAGGAGGGCTAGTAGTTAGTGATGAATTGATTGGCATTGCTGACAAAACGTAACTACTTTGAGTTGATGCCACCTCGTTTATCGTTTTAAGATTTTCTGTTCCCGCAACTTCCCATAAAAGAACTGGCTTGTATATCCAGGTTTTTTCACGATCAATAAGATTTGCCTGCCTCAAACTTCCATAAGTTCTCTGTATGTATCTTGTTGTATAGGTAATTTTCCCGTCATTATATACTTTTTTATCTTGTGACGCAATAGAAATTACATTTGGCAAGTTTCCAGATGTTTGATTTTTTATAATTCCATTATCTGTTTGATTGTTTGATCCAGAAAGAACAAAGTCCGTATCCCTATCATCTGCTCCTGGAAGAAGGTATTCTTTTGTCATTACAACAAAGTTGTTGTATTCATCAAAGAACATAGCGCTCTGAGTTGCTACAGCAAGCTGTGTTAAAACTTCTGCAACATTTTGATCTGGAGCAACAAAGAAAAACGGTATGATTGGATCAGATTGTCCCGTAGTTCTTCTAAAGGTATAGTTAGTAAATCCAATATAATCCAAAAGCGTTGATATTGCCATGCTTAAAGATGTTTGTGTCATCAGTAGCCTTGGGGCTGGCATTGACTCCAAGAAAAAATAAAAATCTCTGAGACTTAGAGACACTGTTGCTCCAGTTACATCTGCTTGTGGAAAGCCATCTGAATATAAACATTTTATAGGAACGTAATAATCAGAACCGTCTACATCAATTATTTTTTCATAAAAATTAAATTTTATATTTTTTCTTAAATAGTCTGCAATTATGCTGTTTGAGTTGTTGTCGTTAAATGCTTGGTCATCATCAAATACCGTCATTTCTCCGTTAGATGCTGTAAGCTGACCAACTGGTACAGAACTATTTCCTAAATCAGACAAAACTTTTGTAATTTTGTAGTCAATAACCTTGTCAGATAAATCAACGACTAGCCTAGGGGACATTTCAATTAAATCAAAGGTAGAGTCCTGCTTGTTCATTGTTTCAACAGCAATACGAATACCTCGAATATACTGAAACTCTCTATACTTTGTAGAGCCATCTCCTGCATCTGTAAAAGATTTTGGAGATGTCACATCAGTTATAAAACTAGTTTGATTTGTAATCGTTTCTGTTTTTAGCGACCAGCCATATTCTGGAGAAAAGGTTTCATATTCAGAGCCAGTCCAAATGTGAAATGTTCCAAGATCTCCCTCTTCTTCGACAACAAGATATGCATATCCCTCTACATTGGTTTCTGGAAGCAGGGTATCCGAAGAAAGTTGTTCTGCAAAAATAAAAATATCTTTGTATAAATCAGGAATCTTTAATCCATAATCCAACTGCAAATATCCATCAGAACTAAATATGGGAGAATTGTCTTCATCATCTCTTGTGCTAAATTCTGTAAAATCAGATATAGTTACCCAGTTATCGCCTTCAAGACATTGTATTTTAAATCTGGATGGTGTGGTTTTATTTGATTCTCCAAATAGGGGATCGTCAATGCTTCCAGTGTTTGTTGAAAACGGACCCAAGTCAACATCTCCAACATTTGTCTGAGTTTTGATAACTATTCTGTTTGTTGGAACATTTTCTTCGTATACTACAAACGGTGCAGCGTCATCTATAAAATATAATCCATTCGATACATTCTTTGCGATTCCATATTCATTTCCATCTTGAGTTCTATAAGATGTCCAATATCTAAATTGATCATATCTAGATGACATGTAATACCTTGGACGCTCTGCAAGTCTTGAGCCAGAGTTTGCCAACTTTCTTCCAGCAACATACAGAGCCTTGTTTACTCCAGAACGAGGTCTAAATGGTTTTAAACAATCCTCTAAAGAATAAATCATTTTCATTTTATCTTTGGTTAAGGTGAACTGTTGTGGATTATCATCATCATCAAAACCGCCGTCTACTACAACATCGGCATCTGTAGCGCCAGTATAATATTCTCCAATATCTAATTGATCAAAAGTTGAAGGAAGAGTATGATATATCGAATTAACATCTCTTGGACGATAACGATAATTGCCTACCTTAAAAATGTTATCTGGCATGTTCATGTTCCACTCGGCCAAAACCAAGGACTCTATGCTTACAGTTGCTGATGTTTCAAGGTGAGTCTTTAATGCTTCACTTACAAACATTTAGACCTCTTCCAGCGTTACCGATATATTCCACATGTCAAAATTATTGCCACCACGTTTAACTACAGAATAATTAAATTCTGTAAAGAATACTTCAATAACCTCATTATATTGATCAAGATGACCAAAAGAGGCATCAACAACATTTCCATCCTGTTTAAAATTTGCGTAGTTATCGTATGCTAGGTACATCCAAAATGGTCCTGGATGGCTGTTATACCAGTCCAATATTGCTACCCCGCCAGCGCCACCATCTGCTGTAAACTCTTGTGTATTGTTTTGATAAGGAGATATTCCTGTTTCATCGTCAAAATCTGCTACCTGATAATGCGATCTTGAGGGAAGCATACTCCATGAAAAACCTATTTGAAGTTTATCTGCAATATGATAAGACCTCATACGACCATTAATGGTTCTTTGACGCTGCTCAATTCTTTGCGGTGTAAATGAAAGTTCGCTTCTATTATGATCAGACAAAATAATAAATTGATTCAATAAAACTGCACTTGTTACGGCGGTATCAGCACCAATTTCAATACCGTTAGGCACGTAGTATCCACCAGTAAGGGTTCCAGAGTTGTTGGACCACAGAACTCCTTGTGGACGTTGATATCTTTTTCTACCAGTTAAATACGCTGAAGTTGTCATGATACCCTTTGATTTCTAACTCTTCTTGCATCAACGTGCTTTATTTCTCTCATTACTGCCTTTGCTATGCTATCTGGTGAGACATCTGTTCCACCAACACTAATTCCAACATTATAATTATACACTGCGCTAGAGTTATCACTAACAGAAGAATTTTTCACATTTGTATTTACTGGAGCGTTTGAAACATTGTTGTTTGCAATGTTATAAGAGGGCTGCATAAAACTGAGATTTGATACAGGTCTGACATCGAACATGGGCATGTTGAATGATCTTGTTATTCTAACGTTGTCAGATCCACCAGATAATCTATTTGCAAGGCCGGATGGGAATTTGCTTTCATTTAAAGCTTCAAGCAATGGTAAAAATGATTTTGTAGATGCCTTATTTACGACATACTCTCCTGGCGTTAGCATTGCTGGCACGGTATCAGAACCTCTAGGTCTAAATCCACCATTAGCCATATATGGTATCAATCCACCCATTGGACGATATATTGGTTTTACTCTACCGCCACCCATCATAGTCCTAATCTTGCCACCATACATTCTTGCGTTTCTGCGTATAAAGGCTGGATCAAGAGTTCTATTTTGTGTTCCAGTTATAACAGTTCTTCCATCAACAACTCTTGTTCCAGTAACTACAAAAGGATTTATTGCACTGGCAGTACTAGCAGCTGAATTTGTTGTTCCAGTCACAATAGTTCTTCCATCAACAACTCTTGTTCCAGTAACTACGCTATTGCCTGTTATAGTACTGCTTCCAAGACCGCCTACATCGCCTGTTGCTCCAGTGTTACCAGTTGCACCAGTATTACCTGCTGCTCCAGTGTTGCCATAAGCATAATTAACCGTTATTGTTACCGTTTTATCTTTTATGTCTTGATAAATTTTTAGCGCAGCATCAAATGCTTTTTTAACTTTGTCGGCTTCTGTTGCAAATTCTGTGGTTGCTGTTGTAGCAGCCTCAAGATGAGTTAATTCATCTTCCCAGTGCTGTTTTTCCTGATCAATAAGATCAATTGCATTGTCATATTCTTTTTGAAGAATGTCTGCTTCAGCTTGCAGAGGACCCAAAATCTCATTTTGTATTGCTAGAATTTGTGCTTCAAGCTTTGCTATGCTATCAACATGATCTTGTTTCTTTGCCTGAAGTCCTTCAATTTCTCTTTCAATAGGCAAAACTGATTCTCTAATAAATGCTTCTCTTGCTCTTTCACCAGCATCAATTTCGTCTTTTATCTTACGAATCCTGTGCTGTCTAACTTCTGATTGTTCCTCTAAATTATATATTCGTTGACCGATCTCAAATTGACTCTGTTCAATTTGTTCTCTTGTCATGCCGCTTGCAGAGCGAACGCCACCTATTTCAGCCGCTCTTGCTACATCTAATGCTCTGCCAGCTCTTTCTTGTGCACGAGCAGCGGCCTGTGCTCTTGCTTCTTGAGCTGCACGAGCAGCAGCTGCTATATCACCAGAGGTAAGTGCGCTAGCAACATCTAATTGACTTCTTTGTTGATCTAATATTTCTTGATTAGCGCTTGCAACCTTTTCTAAAGCTTCTACTTGCTTGTCATATTTTTTGTTTATTCCATCAATGACTCTATCCATTAATGTTAGATCATTTGATAAATCAGAAGATTCCTCTTGTAACTCATCAATATTTCTTCTAAACTCAAACTCAATTTCTAACTCTAAATCATCGATTTCATCTTTTAATTGTTTTGCAATATCTTCATATGCTGCTGCAGGAAGTTCAAATCCTTTTTTCACACCCTCGGCCTGATACCTAAGAGCTTTCATTATGTCATCTATTGAACGCTCTTTTGCTTCAATCTGTATCTCGATAGGCTTAATTTGAGTATCTTGTATTACACTGATTTTCTTATTTACCGCATCTACATCTCCTTCTGCAGACTTAATTGCATTTCTAAGAGAAATCCCCTTAAATTTATCTTTAACTACTTGACTGAGAGACACAAAGCTGTCTACAGTTCTTTTCATTCCGGTATTAAATTTTGCCTGAGCTTGACGCTGTCTTAAATCAAGCACTTTAAATGAAGCATCTTTTAGTTTTTTAAAGGATTCCAAAGCAGCCTCTGCTGGATTAATCAGCGCTTTTGTCTGATCTCCTAGAGCCTTCATTGCATTTACAGACGACATGATACCTTGTGCAGTTGCAGATCCAACACCTTGGCTTAATATGTTATTGACCAAAGAAGGAGTTTTTGAAATATATTCTAACATTTCTGGATCTAGGATACCTGCACCTCTTGCAACCAGTAGTGCTTGATTTGTTTTTACTGCGCTGCCAATATCTTTTTTCAAACCTTCTGCTAGATTTAATACTTCTAGATTTAATTTTTCCATTTCATCTTTGGCAGTTTTAGCATCTTCTGCCATTTTAACAAGTTCTTCACTTGTTATGTTTTTAGCATTAATTGCTACCGCAAGATTTGCATCTGCTACTATTTCAAGAGCAGTAGCAGAATCAACACCTGCAGCCTTTAGTTTGGCAAGTGCTGCTCCCTGTGCCTTAGTGTTTTGAGTAGATTCAAGCTGTGCTACAGAAAACTCTCTAATTGCCTTTTCATTAAAGGCTTTCTTAAGATCTTTGCCAGCATCTTTAAATATTACTTTTCCATTTTTTCCTATTTTTATAAATTTTGCCCTAGTCTCTTTATCCATCTCTTCAAGTGCTGCAATAAATTCTCTGTTAAATCCACCCTTACCCCCCTTACCAATACCAGTAAGAAGTTGCTGTGTTATGCCTTTGAATCTGGTAATTCCTTTGCCCTTAGTAATTTTGTCTAATTCTGTAATTCCGCCCCATTCATCAATTCTTGCATCTGCAATAAATTTTAGTCTTTTTAGAGTTGGATCGAGCGTTGTGTCTCTTTTACCGCCAGTACCGCCACCACCAGTTAATCCAGTTCCAGTTTTTCCTGTTCCTGTTACACCCTTGGTTTGTAATAAATATGTAGCAGCATCACCAGCTGTAGTTGTTCCCCCACCAAGTTGTGGTTTACCAGCACCCTGAGTAGAGGTTGTATAAAAATCTTTAACATTTTGGTCATCGTAGACTGCAGCAAATCTTGTTACAACGGACTTATCAATTGATGCAGCGCCTCCAGATAAAGCATTCCAATTGGCAAGAATATCTTTAAGTATTTGATCATCTGGATTTTGTTCACTTAATTTAATAACGGTATCCTTAGTTAATGGATTTGGCATATTTAAAAGCATTTGTTGATACTTCATTACCTGTTCAAGTTTCTTTTGTCCATTAACATTCATATTAACGTTTACACCATATTCTGGTAAAATATTTGAAATTACTCCAAGAGCAGCCTGAACCTCTTTTGTTTTTTCTGGACTCTGATCAGCAATGCCCACAATAATTTCATATGTTTGTTCATTTGCTCCAGAGCGCTCTAATAGCCCAATTAAGACATTTGCTTCTGCCATTCCGCTTTGTGCAACTATTAAATTTATACTAGATTTAATATCTGGATTTTTTTCTACCATGTTAATGAGGGAAAGAATTTGATTTGGATCCATATCTCCAGATGCAAGTCCAAGTTGAAGCATCGTTTTAAAGTTGCTACTTTCAAGTTCTTTAAGGGCGCTTATTGTCTCGTCTTTAAACACTGCCATTGGTCCCTCTTTATACATTGTGTCTGCAGCAGCTTTAATTGCAGCATCAAATGCTCCAGGACTAAATTGATCTTTTTGCTTAATTAAAATATCTAACGTCTTGGCGTTTTCTTTATTTACTGCATCAATTGCAGATTTGCGTTGTCCTTCTAGTATGGCAATTTCTTCTGCAGTTTTAGCCTGTTTTATTTTACTATCATATTGTTTATTTAATGAATCTACTAATCCCTGGCCCTGTGCCACAGATTCAATACCTAACTGAACTGCTGCTGTATCAAGTTCTAAATTGTGTGCTTTTACTTTACTTCCCTGAACTGCTGCTGTAGTGAGCGCTGCAACGCTAGCGGCCAATGCTACTGGTGCAAGTAGGCCACCTGTGGCAGCAGTTGCTGCAACACCCCCAGCCACAACACCCCCAGCACCTAATACATTGCTCAGAGCATTACTTTTCCTGTTGGCTATCGCATTTTGAAACGCTTGAGCCTGTTGTTCCATAGATTGTTTTTTAATTTCAAGAGCAACTTGCAATGGCTGACTTTCTAGCTTCTCTCCATTTGGTCCTACAAGGCTAACTATAGTTCCACTAATTTGTGCTGGTATATCATAACTTCCAAGTTTTTCTCCAAGTGCTGCTGCTATGCTTTTTGCTTGTTCTGTTGTAACAACGCCCTGCATAATGGCATTTGAAAGGGAAATTCCAATATTTTTTCCAACCTGCTGATTAGATGCTCCAGATTTTTTTTGTGTTTCTATATCCTTAACAAGATTTTTTCCAAAGTCGCTTTCAAGTATGGTTTGTCCAGTTTTTCTTTGAATTCCAGATGCTCCAGTTAAGAGAGTTTCTCTTTTACGACGTGCTGTCTCTGAAGCACTCACTGTTCCAGTAACCTTTGATAACTCGATCAGTTTGTCTCTTGTCATTGACATTGCTTTGGCAAGAGAAATTCCCTCTTCTCTTGCTTTCTTTATATCAGAACTTAATTTCCACATGCCTAAACCAACTGCAGCAACGGCAGCAACTAAAAGTCCAATAGGATTCATTAACAAGGGGAGAAGTCCAGCAATAGCAGAAATACCAAATAGCATGTTGGTTATTTTTTGATCAGCCCCGCTCATTGCAGCAACCATAGCTGCTGTTCC